AAGGGGCTAAATTCCCTATTGTCGGCGCTTGTGAAGGTTACGCCTCCATCATCGGAATAGAACAGCTCTATATGTGGCTTAAATAATGCATTGTAATGATTGTCGTCGAAGGTAGGCGTATTTGTGCCATCCTGGATCACGAATTCATCATCTTCAGTGACAACATAAACAGGTACATCCTCGGTGCTTTCTTCAGTTACGATATAAACAGTATTATCGAACGGCGCATCACTTCTATAAAATGTCCTATCACCAAATACAAAATCTATCTCTACATAGCTATCTATAAATTCTGCATAATCGTCTAGGTATATTTGTTGCGTCACTAATTCATAACGCATTGGGTATTTGGTGAATGCATTGAATGCTTGAGGATCGGTATCAGGGGTTCTTAATTCATTCCGGTAAATATTGCCGGCCATTTCATACATGGCGAGGTCATCTTGCACTGTCACTAAATGCTTATTATCGAAATAGATATGCTTTTGAATGCGATTGCGTTCGCCATTTAATTCAATTACTCGACCCCAAGTGCCAGTCTCGAAGTTATATTCAATGGAATTGGCTGTGTCTTCTATATCTAGAACACCAAAATTATCAAACGTTCCTGCAGATACTCGATAAAATACCGTATTTTCGTATTGATATAGGAATCCATTTACATCATCTCCTAAGAAGGGGCTTAATCCATCTTCGGTAAATGAATTTTCAAGCAATACATTGATTGCCTGGGATGATATATCTTTTGGGGGATCGCCTACGGATGCCATGAAACTAACGAGCCCATTACTATTCTTAGCTAGCCATACCATTCGCCCAAAATCTACGGACAAGCTATCTGGATCGGCTATACCGTAATCCCAGCTGTTGGATGTGTTACGCTTCCAAGGGAATTCCATGGTAACGCCTGCAACGGTTATCTGAGTTATAATATTTGCCCAAATGTCAGTCACAAAATCACACATGATATATAATTGGCTATGGAGAACAGCGACCTGCCTTATTATTCCAGAAGCACGTGCAAATAATGGTGAACCATTAACAGTAAATAAGCCTGCAGCGCCACCCGTAACATTGATAGTGGTTAGAAAGAAGTTTGGCTCATCTTTTTGTGCAACTGCAAATCTATCCCCGAAGGCTATGACCGATTGCGGATGCGAAGGAGCATTTGGATCGGTGACAGCAACCATGGATACTGTGGATCCAACCTCGGTTATCAACCATGTAGTTGTTTCATCTGTAAGCAAAGCATAGGTCGTGAGATTTACGGGCAGATAATCAAATGACAAACGCCCGGACAAGGACACATCGCCTATATGCTTTTTGTTAAAAAATCTGTCAAATTGGAATACACTTGTGCCTTCTATGACATAAAAATAATTAACAGTCCTGAATACTTCGCGCGGTTCGGCATTAAATATCAGCCTATTTACACCTAGAAACTCAACGTGTTTGCGACCCATGGCAGGATATAAAGCCTGCTTATTCTTGCCTGAATCAACACGCACACCATACCAGTTGGCACAATCCATAGAACCAAATTGCGTAAATCGCTGCTTATCGTAGTAGCAAAATATGTTTAATGGTTCGATAGCCATCTAAATTCCTGCCCTGACACGCCATGCACCATTAAGTAAAGACTGCTCATCTCCAGTAATGGATAGATTTACTTCACTTGTGGCCTCAATTACATCCTTGGCCTCGCGGTATTCATTTTCAAGTCTTTCTGTCCAGGCAGCGGCGCGCCCCTTAAATAGGGACGTATCCTTCGCAACAGCCAATAGGAAGAATTTAATATAGTATTGCGGCACGCTAGACATATCAGAGTCTTTCGTGAATTCGCGCAATTGAAACTTGCCTCGTGCAAAGAATGTATAAAACTGACTAGGCGCAGGATAGAGCTGTGCCCGCACGAGGTTCGTGTCAGGAAATGTGATTATGAATCTAGGTAATCCTTGCAGCGGCTCATACTTCCAAGCTGCTAGGAATTCGTCCCTTGATTTATCTATAAGAGGATAAGTAACGCCATTCAATACAAGCCATGCATTATCAAGATTTGCGAGCCTACCTTGCTTGATATATGCGATTGCAGGGTCGGATGTATCATGAGTAAACGTGACGTTAGTTAGCCCAGACGCCGTTGCATCTGCAGTCATTGTTATGACATTGCCAAGTATGGATTCAATAGATGTCAATGCGGGAATGCCGCCACCTGTAACCAGGTCACCAACAAAATACAATGTGCTATCAACTACAGTAAAGCTTGGCGATGCTGCTGCCAGCGTCACAATCTCTGTCAATGTTGAAGTGGTGGAATATCCTGGGTCTGTGAAGTATATTTCTGTGTTCGGCAGGTTTATATCTACGGATACCGTCTTTGCTATCGTTAGCATAAGACCGGTTCCCGCGTAGTAATTCAGAAGTTGATTTAATACCAATAATCCAAGCTTTTCATCATCTCCATGCAGCGGAACTGTAGGATTTGAAGCACTTGTAAGCCTGTAGCTTTGCTTAAGAAAGTCTCGGACAGTATAGGTCATTAGACACCTACTGATTGTAATGCATCTTCCAACTTCGCGACTTCCATGTTTGCAACTATTGCTATACGGTCTTCATCGGTGAATTCTTTTGGTGTCCTTGTCTTTCTAGGCTGTTTGGTTGGAACTTTATCTAGCGATTGAAACCATATGCCCGTAGACATGTGCGCCTCAAAATCATCCCAATGATTTACTAGTTTTCTAAGGCCGTTAGCGCCATAAATCCAAGCTCTGAATTGAGCTTTATCTATGCGCTTGCCTTTATAAATAATGTCACTTCCTTGTTGCATTTGCTACTCCTTAGCAATAAAACGTGGCGGCATCTCAGCCGCCTCCTTGAGCTTAAGAACAAATCCTTATAGCAAACTCAGGGTTAATTGCAACGCCGCATATAACGTCGATACGGTCTAACTGTTCATAGTTACGAATATCCGCACCTAATGAATAAGTCAGTGCAAGTTTGTACAGGTCACTATAGCGTGTAACAGCTTCAACACCGCCTCTTAATTCTTTGATAGGAGGGGCTGCGAATACAACCGCTTGTGTGTGATAAGCCAATGATACGTTATGACTAGCACGTAATAATAGTTGAGCGCCATCTGGGATCGCAGCTGAAATATTTTGACGTGGTCCAGAAATAACGATTGTTGGATTAACAGGTATGATAGCTGTGTCACCATCGGCTGAGATAACTTGTGCTGTAACTACAAACTGCGCACGTTGCTCAAGAGCTTCGTAGGTTAGCGGGTTAATCATAAACACGCCGTCGCCATCATCAATTTCGATGATATCGCCTTCTTGGAACACAACAGTTCCAGGAGCTTGACCTAATCCTGAGACTTCAATTGTATTACCGCCAGTGATTGGGCCATTGGTAACGATACCACCAAGCAGGAATCCTGCAGGAGGTGAGCCACCCAATTGTCCAGCACCTGCGATTTGTCGTCGAAGGAAGTTAGTTTTGAAGAAGTCGAATCCTGATAAATGACCGATAAATCCGTCAATCAATGCGCCTGTATTTACAGAGTTATTGAACACGTTAAATAAGTCATTTGAAAGGTTAGCGGCAACTCTAGGCGGAACAGCTGCATAGCGTTTGCCATCTTCAGGGATCGCAAGCTCAGTCATGTACGCATCAGCGGTCAATATAGTATTAAAATCTACAGGAACGCCAGGAGTACCGACAGCTTGGTAAGTTTGAGTTACGAATTCATCAGCAATGAATTTTTCAACAAGGTTCGCAAGTCTCTTAGCACGAGGGGCATTGGCCATTTCGAGGTAAGGTTCATCGCGAGCACGATCGAAAGTCAGGTTGAATCCTGTATATTCAATCATGGTACGGAATTGCTTGGTAATCGATAGGGGTCGAATTACCTGCACGCGAGCTTCAGCAGTCGCAGACGCACCTTCACCAGCCAGATATCTTTCTTCTAAGCGGTAATCTAAGGTTTGACCTGTTGCAAAGCGTAAATTTTTGAAGTCGCCTTCAAGGTTTCTATTGGCAGTACGTGCAAAAGCAAGACTGTTCCAAAAGCGGATGAACACGTCATCCAATACATACTGGGTTTCTCTAAATACATTCGCCATTGTTCGCTCCGTGAACAAATTAATATTAAATACTCCGAAATGGAGTGCCTATATTCATTTGTCCGACGGTCGACAATAAGTACACGTCTTTGTATGTAGCAATGCAAGTGACGGGTTCTTGCGATTTACTCGTCACACACAGAATAATGTTACTTTATAACTTTGTCAAATTATCTACCACGACGTTGTTTAACAAGCGCCAATTTCCTAGCATCTGATTTAGCAATCAAATCTTCAATAGATGGTGCTGAATTTTTATCTTTGTGTGGCATGCCTACATCTTCTTTGGTTCTAGATATAGGTTTAGGTGCTTTCGTTCCCGCTGCAGCCTTGCGCATGCGTTCCTCAAGCTTACCCATTTCAACTATCTGTGCCACATGGTCTGGAATAGCTGATATGCGTGCCAGCTCCTTAGGATTACGCTTACTCGCCGCATAGATAAACGATGCTGGGTCTTTCATGCCTCGAAGCGCCATCGTCATAGAATCAGTTACTGGCTGTGCGCCCACAACTTCCCTAAAATCGCTGAACTTATCCATCCCTTGCGTGAATCGACCAACAAATTCCTCTTGTGCTTGGGCTTCACGATTCTGTTGTTGTTGCGTGGCCTGCTTTTGCGACATCTTACTTACTGTTTGCTCAACAAACATCTCTAGCTGTTGCTGCCAGTTTCCTTGACCTTCAGGATCGTACTCAAACCCCTGTTGCGTTTGCTGGTGTACGGACTGCGCTGCTGCAGGCTGTTGTTGTTGATTATTTCCCCGAGCGAGCCGTTCTCTAATTGCTTTATTAATTCGTTCGTTAACTTCGTCCTCTGAATAGGTACGAGGCTTGGCTTTTTCGTTGCCGTAATCGTCAAGGTCTTTGGGTTCTTCTGGTTCTGGCTCATCGTCGCTAGACTCGTCTTGCTGTCTATCATCGTCAGGTTCAGGTTCATAATCATTCGTTCCAATATCCGTTCCGACATCTAAATCATCCTCCACTTCTTCACGATATTGATGTTCAGGTGTTTCAGGCTGTGTAGCTGTTTTCCCAGACATTAAAACATCGTCTATATTTCCGTACTCTGTGCTCATACATTCCCTCGCTGCTATTGTGAAACCTTATGCGTCAATATCTTAACCAAGTTATTGGCATGAGCTATTGCCGCATCACTTTCGGTTCTGCCTGTTTCAGCCATGAACCGCATCTTGCCTTCCTCTATCTCGCCCATTACGGCCATTTCTTCTGCCTGCAATTTCTGATGTTCTATTTGTAAATCAATTTGCATTTGCTGTGCTTTCAGTGCCAGCTCTTGCTTCTTAAGCTCCAATTGCTGTTGTTGGAATTGTTGTTGTGCCTGCATTTGTTGTTGCTGCATTTGCGCTTGCTGTTGTTCGGGTGAAGGCTGTTGGCTCTGCTCTGGCATTTTGCCTGTCTTGCCTGCTTCTATAATTGCTGGAGGCACTAATGTTTTTAAGCGATTCTTGATTTCTATGTTGTTCATGAGCGGCAAGTTGTCAGCATACAAATCGGCAATAATGTTAAATGCTTCTGGTGATGCTTGTAAAATCTGTTGCAAGCTCATCAGCGCTTCTTGTTTCTGTCCTTCGTACGATGGACCAGGCTTCAAGCGGACTTCATAGGTACCTTTGCGTATGTCATTTTCAATTCTTGCACTATACTCATCGGCCTGTTTGTTAATTGTTACGTTCTTTTGGCCTTCATCAGGGGTCATTAAAGCAATGACGCGCTGTGAATCATAAACGCGCGGTATCATTTCATTTACAATCTCGCCACCAGCTGCAATCGCTCTATTTATAGAATTAAAAGCTACATAAGTAGAGTATGAGCCTTGACGTGTTCGGGCATCAATAGCCTTTCCTGATGTTTCATTAGCCTCTTGCCCCATTCTTGTGGGATACAGACCAGTTGATGTGTATAAATCTTCAACAGCTAATTGGTACTGGGTCAATAGGGATTGGGATAATTCAGGCGGTCTTATCTGTTCTGGTTTGTGGCCATTAGGTGATTCATCATAAGCCAATAGCCCTTGCGTATTACCTGGGTCTTTCCAGTTACGCTGTGTATCCAAGCCCTGGACATTCTTTTTGCTACCTATAAATTGGTCATATCGACTAATCTTCAGAATATAGGCTGATTGGGTGCGAAGGTAGTTGATATAACGCTGCGTATCTTTCACGTCACCAAAGAATGAGCGGCATATTTGCTTGCCATTCTTATCGTAATAGCTGTTCTGGTCGACAAATACCATAGGCAAGCGCTCACTTGGGAATTCGCTTTCATCCAGTACATAATCGCCTGCAATCTTGTAATGCATAATCTTGTGGCGTTTGATTTCGCGCTTATCTTCAATGCGCACCATCTCGTCTTCGTCCCATAGGGTCATGAAGTCTATTTCATCATCGCCCATCTCTTCATTTTCTGGTTCGAAAGCACTTTCGCCTTGGACAGCATTAGATTCCATTCCTTGCTGAGGTTGTTGGGTCTGTTGGGATTGAGGCGGTGGTTCGGTTCCTTGCATATCCATAGGTGGTTGGCCTGCTCCAGGGAGTTGGGGCTGGTTTTGTTGCGGCGCTTGCATCTGCTGCATTTGCTGCTGTATCTGTTGTTCAATCTGCATTTCTTGTTCGTGCTGTTCATGTTCGCGTGAGCGGACAATCATCTCGTCCATTTCTTCTTGATTTATAATTCTACCATTCGATAGCTTATATAACATATCCTTTTCATACTTTCGCACAAAATGGTCAACTATTGTTATAGCTTCATTATCTGCCCATGTGAATGGGTCGTCGCCTTCGCTGGGTTGGACAGCAAGTGCAATCTCTTCGGTTGTCTGCGTTGTGTTGCTAATCTTGGATATCTTTTCTTCTAGCTCTTTGCCATATACTTCACGGAACTTGGGGCGTGTCATACGCGTTATGTAGCCGCAATGCATGCCATCAGTCTTATTGATACTTTCAGCGCCTATATCGAAGTATGTGCGCGTAGCGTCCTTGAAGTATCTGCAGACAAAGTCTAGGTCAAACGATTTGGAATGCGAGTATTCTGTGTCCCAACAGAATGCAGAATAACCACCAATGAACGCCTGGCCTGCAGCCACTTGGTAAGCGGTTGTTGCATGGTCTGAGAACATAATATCTTTGGTGATTAGCTCGCGCAAATGTGCTGTTTCTTCATCGCAATTATCCATGGGGACTACTTGCAACTGTGGTGTATTCTGCTGTTGCTCGCCCATGAGTGAGTTAGCCATGGTGGCAAGTTTATTGGATACCAGGGGGACTTTTCGGAATGTTTTAAGCATCTCTTCTT